TGAAGACATGAAGAACTGGATTGAAGTTTTTGAGTGGATGGAAGATATTGCCATAATGACAGATGTTAAAAATACAATGAATTATTCTATGAGTCCCGGCCATAGAAAGGGACGAAATCCAGGCCAGATGGACGATTATTTTTCAAATGCTCAGTTGGCAATCACCAACAGTAGTTACAAACCTAAACTCACTGTAAATATAATAGATATGTTTCCTACCGCATTAAGTGGAATTCAGTTCAATTCTACAAATTCAGATAATGAACCTGTTGTAGCAACTGCCACTTTTGCATATACCTACTATACAATCAACAGATTGACAAATAATGCATAATATTAGTTGATTTTCCTTATATTTGTTGTATAATGTAGTAGTTATAGGAGTTTATTATGAACCTTGAAGATATTAGGCGGCTGGTGGGTGCGGATGTAAAAATGGATAAAACTGAACTTGATTTGGAATCCATGAAAACGCCACAACTACACAACAAATATTTGATAATTTTCTCGGACGAGAAACTTATACTAGGGAAATTAAAATCCGATTTTAATGTTCTCAGGAAGAATAAATGGCTATATTATACAGGAAAATTAAGCCGAGAGCAACTAGAAGATTTCGGATGGGACACATTTGACCTAAATATATTAAAGTCAGATATAGATAAATTCCTAGATGGCGATGAAGATATAATAACTCTTGCCAATAGGATTCTTTTGCAACAGGAGAAGGTAAACTACTTGGAAAGTGTAATTAAAATAATCAATAATAGGCAATGGAACATCAGGTCTGCCATAGATTGGTTGAAGTTTACAAATGGTGTATGAGTGATTTAGAGATACATCAAGATGATACAGTAAATATAAAGATTCACTGTGATAGAAGTGTCGCAAAAGAATTAAGCCAGTTCTTTAGTTTTACCGTTCCCAACTATAAATATACACCCGCATATAAGAACAAAATATGGGACGGCCAAATCCGTTTATTTAATGTGCATACCCATTTGCTGTACGCAGGTCTAAAAGACTATGTTAAATCGTTTGCAGACGAAAGGAACTACACCTATGAGGACAAGACCTACAGTACGGCCAAAAAAATCACAAATGAAGATGTTTATAACTATATCAAGGATAAAATTAAACCTTCATTGAATGGAAAGTTTATAACTCCGTATGAACATCAAATAAAAGCAATAAAGCACGCGATTGAACATGATAGGTGTTTGTTGTTGTCGCCAACTGGCAGTGGAAAATCTCTAATAATATATTCTCTTATTCGTCATTATGAGAGTGTATTACCAGAGGATAAACAAATCCTAGTAATTGTTCCCACCACTGGACTCGTGGCACAAATGTATAATGATTTTAAAGATTATTCTTCTGGTGTTGAATGGAATGTAGATAATAAATGTCATTCAATATATGCAGGTCAAGATAAAGTCACCGATAAAAAGATAATCATATCAACATGGCAAAGCATATACAAAATGCCAGAAAAATACTTCAAGAAGTTTGGTGTAGTATTTGGTGATGAATGCCACCTATTTAAAGCAAAATCACTTACCACCCTAATGACTAAATTGGTTGATTGTCCCTATAGAATAGGAACAACAGGAACTCTAGACGGCAGTTTTACACACAAACTAGTAATTGAGGGCTTATTTGGCAGAGTTTTCTCTGTAACTAGCACAAAGAAGTTAATCGATAAAGACCTTCTTTCAGATTTGGAAATAGATTGTATAAATCTTCGTTATACTCCAGAAGAAATACAAGAGGTAAAAAGGGCAACATATCAAGAAGAATTAAAGTGGATTGTGGAAAACGACAAGAGAAATGGCTTTCTATGTAATCTTTGTTGCACATTAAACGGTAATACATTGATGTTATTTAATTTTGTTGAAAATCATGGGAAACCGCTATACGAAAAGGTAAAAAAGGAATGTTCAGACAAAAGAAAGATATTCTTCATATATGGCGGAACAGACACGGAACAAAGAGAAGAGATAAGACAGATTATTGATAAAGAAAAGAATGCGATACTAATTGCATCATATGGCACATGCAGTACAGGAATCAACATTAAAAATATTCACAACATTGTGTTTGCTTCTCCGTCAAAATCAGTGATTCGTGTTCTTCAATCTATTGGCAGAGGTCTAAGAAAATCAAAAACAAAGGATAAATTTAAATTATATGATATTAGTGACGATTTGTGTTTTAAAAGGTATAAAAACCATACAATGAAACACCTAGACGAACGAATAAGGATATATAATAATGAGAACTTTAAATGTAAGACGGTTAAAATCCAACTATGAGGGCAGACATGATGAATAACTCATATAGAATATTAAAATTAAAGAGTGGCGAAGAATTAATTACTAAAATAATTTATTCCAATAAGGATAAATTAACCATAGAAAAGCCAATGATATTCAAATCTACCACAGTGACTGATCCATATGGTAGAGCAAAAGAAATTACAGTTCTTAAAAATTGGCTTCTCTTTGCCGACCACGAAGAAACATCCATCCCAAAAGACTTTGTTGCAACATTTCTAAAACCAGATATAGATGTTCTTGAGTTATACCGTCTTGAAAAGAAAAAAGATGAAACACTCAAAAAGAAAAATAGAATAATTAAACGGCCGAATAAGGACACAAAAAACAAAAACATAAATGCCGAGAGTGAATTTGACAGCATTATGAACATTTTAAATAAGTATAAAAATAAAGACGAAATTGTTGATAAAATAATGGACAGTATAGATAATATGAGTGATGAAGAATTCCAATCAATGAAAGAATCACAACAAGAGGATGAAGACTTTGCAAACTACATAACAATGAATATTGTTTTACCGCCAGAAGCATTATTAAGTTTAGTTGATTCTGGATTAATAGATGAAGAAGAAATATTAAGAATGATTCATGCTTTAAAATTTCAAGCAGAAATGAATAATAGCATGATGAATTATTATAATAGAGATAAAGATTATAAAAATCAAGGAAAAGATTGGAAAGATTGGAGTCCATTTCCAGAAGATTATCTTCATGATGAGGACCTGGATTAAAGGCCTAATAGGCTTTTATTTCCTATGGCACAGAGAGTGTAACATGAAAATGGAATATTGTCAAGTAAAAAACCAATATTTATTTTGATTTTTTAAAAAAAGAAGTTATAATGTAAATATGTCAAAGAAAAAGAATACAACTCACTATATTGACAATAAAGAATTCTTTAAGGCGATGGTAGAATGGAAGATATTGGTAGTAGAAGCAGAAAATTCTGGAGATGGAAGACCACCGATAACAGAATATATTGGCGAATGTTTTTATAAAATAGCAGAACATTTATCATATAAGCCAAACTTTATTAATTATGAATATAAAGAAGAAATGACTGGCGATGGTATAGAAAATTGTTTAATGTATGCTCATAATTTTGACCCAGAGAAATCAAGCAATCCGTTTTCATATTTTACTCAAATAATATATTATGCGTTCCTTAGAAGGATTGAGAAAGAAAAGAAGCAATCGTATATTAAATATAGAGTAATGGAATCGATAGATGATGGTTCTTTAGGTGGATGGTATAAAGAAAATTATTTTGAAAAAGATAGTATGAAAAAGGCCATGTCCGCTCATTTCAATTTAACAGATAACGATATAGAAAAGTTTACTCCGAAAAAAAGAAAAAAGAAAAAAACAAAAAAGAAAACAAAAAAGAAAGCAAACAATTTAGATGAAATTTTACAGGATGATATAAAGAGTGAAGATAGCACTGATTAATGACACGCACTTCGGTGCAAGAGGCGACAGCCAATTATTTTTAGATTATTTTATGAAGTTCTTTGATGATGTATTTTTCCCACACATTAAAGAGAATAATATAAAGACGGTAATACATGCCGGAGATTTTATGGATAGAAGGAAGTTTGTAAACTTCAATATTCTCAATCAAGTCCGAACAAGATTTGTCGATAAACTACGAGATAATGGCGTAGAGTTACACTGTATTCTTGGTAATCATGATGTATATTACCGCAACACAAATACAATCAATTCAATAAAAGAATTATTCGGCAACGATTTAATATTATACGAAGAGCCTACAGTAGTAAATTTTGACGGATTAAATATTGCATTGTTGCCTTGGGTAAATAAAGAAAACCACGATAAGTCTGTAGATTTTATTAAAACCGCTTCTGCACCAATTCTCATCGGCCATCTTGAACTTCGGGGATATGATGTAATGCGTGGAGTTAAATATGATGGCGGTATGGAAGCAAAATTATTCAACAGATACGAAAAAGTTTTGTCTGGTCATTTTCATTGTCGTCAAGAAAAAG